ACAAAAAAGATGATGACGACAAAGAAGAAGTCAATGAGTCTACTGACAGCGAGCATCATGTTTATACAAGACACAAAGATGATAAAGGTAAAATTAAGTATAAGTTAATTAAATCTTTTTCCGGACATGAGCGTGGAGAAGAAGCTCAAGACCATGCCGATAAATGGAACGATAAGCAAAAAGACAGTCATACTCGTGCCATAGTTAAAACCAAGAAAATCAAAGAAGCAATTGATTTTAGGGATCTAGAAGAATGTTATGATTCTGCTATGTCTGGTCCACAGCAACAAGAGTCTGGAATGAGTATTAACGCAAGTACAGATACTCGCACTGGTAATAAAAGTTTATCAGTTATAGCACAGGGTGAGTCAGCAGAGCAATTAGCACGTTTACTTAAATTAAGTGGCATTGGTGGTGGTCAGACTTCTCCTGAAGGCGAAATGCAGGTTAGTGTAGAATCCGATTATGCTAATGAACCAGCTGTAGAAGTTCAAGGACTAGAACCACAACTACAACAGGGTAATGATATGCATCGTCCTAAAAACAGTTATCCCAAAGTTTCAGGTGGTGATAACCCAATGGCCATGCGCGAAGCTGAAGAACTTAGAGCACTTGAACAGCGCCTTAATGAAGAACTAGCAGCATTCAAGGTTTTGGCCGAAGGAGTAGGACCTAAATTAGGTGGAATTCAAAAGAAAGTAAGTGATCTTTTTCATGATAGCAATTTAGAAAATTATAAGGCACTACAAACTTTTATTCAAGATCTTGGTAATCAGGCACAGAAATTTAAACAGGGTATGCAGCAAGGATACTGGACAGCAGAATATCAAGGAGGTCGTCGTGGTGCCGGATTCGATTTTTCAAGTGGAGATGCTCCTGGATACACAATTACAGTAAAAAATCCTATGTATTACAAAACATTTTTAGGTTTAATGTCTAGATTGCCAAATTATGAATTTAATAGGGTACATGTTTTTGAGGGCATTACAGAAGCCAAAGGCAAGAAACCAGATTTCTTAGACATGGACAAGGACGGCGACAAAAAAGAACCAATGAAAAAAGCTCTAGCCGACAAATCAAAAAAAAAGTAAGTGAGGAGGCTGTTGCCGAAAAGGCAGTAAGTCAGCAACAGCAAAAGTTCATGGGCATGGTGCATGCCATGCAAAAAGGCGATAAAGTAAAAGGTGCTAGCCCTGAACTTAAAAAAGTAGCACGAACAATGGGTAAAAGTGACGCTCGTGATTTTGCAGCTACTAAGCATCGTGGATTACCAGTGCGTAAAACAGAAGAAGCACAGGGTGCATCTGCCAAACAAGAATTTAATTTCCATAAAAAATTAGATAAACTCGTTCATAACACATTTGGTAAGCGTCCGGATGAAAAATAAACAGTACAGATTTACCGCCAATATGTTTAATAGCACTGATAGTCATGTGCCTGATGCTTATATCTCTGAGTCGGATTTATTTGAATTACAAAGACTAGCAGGACTGGAACCTAGAGTAGAATCCCTAGCCGGTATAAACATCAGCAATTCTGGTATGGAAAAACAACGCTTAGAGCGTGAACATAATATTGAACCTGGTACTCCAGAGTGGTGCAAACTTTGGTTCAGCTTACCTTATCTTATCTTACAGGCGAAAAGCTAGTTAAATAAGTATCAGTATGAGTAAAGTACTTGATTATACTCTAATCAAAAAACCCCACACCTCGGAAACATTTAGTGAACTTCAGATCAAGGAGTTCATAGCCTGTGCCGATCCTAAAACCGGCGCAGAATATTTTCTAAATAATTTCTTTTTTATTCAGCATCCGGTACAAGGCAGGATTTTATACCAACCCTACGATTATCAAAAAAGACTAATTGCAACTTATCATAATTATAGATTCAGTATCAGTCTCATGCCGCGACAAACTGGTAAAACGACATCGGCAGCGGGTTATTTGTTATGGTATGCTATGTTTATACCAGACAGTACTATACTAGTAGCTGCACATAAGTATTCAGGCGCCTATGAAATCATGCAACGAGTGCGTTACGGTTACGAGAGTGTTCCTGATCATATACGTGCCGGTGTGACTAGTTATAACAAAGGTAGCATAGAATTCGACAATGGTAGTCGTATAATAAGTCAAACCACAACCGAAACAACTGGTCGTGGTCTTAGTATTTCTTTGTTGTATGCTGATGAGTTTGCTTAAGTAAGACCTACTATTGCCAAGGAATTTTGGACTTCTATTTCTCCTACATTAAGCACTGGTGGTAAAGCTATAATTACTTCTACACCAAATAGTGATGAAGATAAATTTGCTGATCTCTGGCGTGCTGCTAATAAATGTTTTGATGAGTTTGGCAATGCCACAGAAGTTGGTGTAAATGGTTTTAAGGCATATAGATCATTTTGGAATGAGCATCCTGATCGTGATGAAAAATGGGCCGACGAGCAGCGTAGTCAATTAGGCATTGAACGTTTTAGACGCGAGATGGACTGCGAATTTATCATCGACGAAGAAACTTTGATAGACAGTATTACTTTGTTAGAGATGCGTGGACAAGAACCCAAGATGAAACAAGGGCAGGTTAGATGGTACGACAAACCACAACCAAACAGAACCTATATAATTGCACTCGATCCAAGTCTTGGCACTGGTGGAGATCCTGCTGCTATACAAATACTTGAGATGCCAACTTGTAGACAGGTTGGTGAATGGCAACACAATAAAACTCCAATACCTGGACAAATTGCCTTACTGAAAGAAATCTGTAATTATATTTTTGAGTGTGGTATAACTGAAAATAATATATATTACAGCGTAGAAAATAATACCATTGGCGAAGCTGCGTTAATATGTATTAACGAAATTGGAGAGGAAAACATTCGTGGACAGTTTGTTAGCGAACCTCATAAGTCTGGGCAGGTAAGAAGATATCGTAAAGGATTCACTACCACTAATAAAAGTAAATTATCTGTTTGTAGTAAATTGAAAAATTTATTAGAAGCAGGAAGATTAACTATATACAGTACAAGATTAATTAGTGAATTAAAAACATTTGTAGCTAGCCAACATAGTTTTGCTGCTAAAATAGGTGAAACTGATGATCTAGTGCTAGCTCTGTTGTTGGCAATTAGGATATCGCAGTTTTTGCAAAGTTTTGATAGTGATATAGATGCACGCCTAAAAGACTATCTTGATGGTTTTTTAGAGCCTATGCCTTTCATAATGACTTCATAAATACATAATGAAAGAAATTGAAGAAATAGCCCAAAATTTATTTGACAAAATTAGGTCAAGATTCTCTCCAATTAAAATTGCGGATGAAGAAAATAAATCAGTCAATGACGAATCTGAAGCAAGGTTTTTTAATTTTAACTTCAAAACATTTGATGGGGCACAACACGGTATTATCACAGTCAGTATTATAGATGGCAAAAGCATTGATATCAGTTATACCCAAGACATAGATAGAACATTTACTAGCCCAGAACATGAATTAGAATGGTCAAACTTCTTACGTGGTATGCGCCAATTTGCTAGACGCAACTTAATGACATTCAATGTAAAAGATATTACAAAAACTAATCTCACAAAACGAGACATGCAACAACGGGCTGACAAACAGAAAAACCTATCAAACAAAGGTTCAGTATCAGAAGGTATACAATGGTCGGGCACCACAAGAACCAGTATACAAGATTTTGGACCAGTTCGTTTATTAGTTCGTCATAGTGAAGCAGTTAACGAAGAAATTCCTGGAGCACGAAGTAGAAAGATAGACAGTATGTTTATCGAAACCAATCGCGGAGAAAGATTTCGAGTTCCTTATAACAAACTAAGTTTGGGTCGTGCTCTAGCACAACACCTAGCACATGATGGCTATATGCATGACGATGCCGGGCAACACATTGTTGCTATGGTTGAAGAAATGAATAATTTGGCATTCTTCGTACGTCATACCAAACATAGACAATTTGAAGATGCACAAACCAAAACCATGATAGAAGCTGCTGCTGAAAGATATAATAATCTTCGTGGTACTATGTTGGGTCTAGGAAGAACCAGTAGATACCAGCAGTTTGCTGAAAATTTTCAAGTTGCCTATGATGAGTCGCTTGATTATGACATAGAAGAATTAAAAGAAAGATTCGTAAAACGCATTTTGGATGATAGAGTAACAGCAGCTCTGCCCTATGTTTACAAGGCCTATCAGAATCGTAGTATTTCTGAGACCGAAAAATTATCTAATGAGTTAGGCGATTGGGCAGATAATACTATGCAGGAAAGTGATTGGGCTGGTCCTGACAGTGACGAAGCCGTAGACGAACTTAGAAATCTAATGAGCAAGCCTATAAAAGCCGGGGACAGTGGTATTGGTGCAAAAGGTTTGTTATACGATATTATTGGATCAGATTCTTTAGAACAAAGCATAGAACAAGCCAGTCAAGCAGAAAATGGCAGTGAAATAGATGTTAGGCCTCAAATCGTCGCTTGGTTAGAAGCCAATAACTATCCACAATTAGCAGCCGAATTCAAACAGGCCCTAGCTCAAGAATTCACGTCCCAAACACAAACACCCATGGTTGATCCAGCGGCTCCGGAGCAAACAGAGCCGCGACGTGAAAGTTTGGACTTTTTAAGAACACTTTCTGGAATAAAACGTTAACAAAATCTGTTGACAAGATAAATAATATTGTTATACTGTACAAGGTGTATAGTATATCTTAACACTCATGTAAGACCATCTTAAAATAAAGGACAATCATTATGGCAACTTCATTAGCAGAGATTCGTGCAAAACTAGCAGAAGCCGATAACCGTGGCTCATCCGGTTCAACAAATGGTGATGGTGGTATTTACCCACACTGGAACATTGAAGAAGGTTCCTCAGCCAAAGTTCGTTTTCTTCCCGACAAAGATACATCAAATACCTTCTTTTGGGTTGAGCGTGCTATGATTCGACTACCTTTCCCCGGTATAAAGGGTCAATCAGACAGTAGACCAGTACAAGTACAGGTTCCCTGTATGGAAATGTATGGCAAGGATGTTCCATGCCCAATTCTTGCTGAAGTACGTACTTGGTTTAAAGATCCAAGTCTAGAAGACATGGGTCGTAAATATTGGAAGAAAAAATCCTATCTGTTTCAAGGATTTGTCAGGGACAATCCACTCAAGGAAGACAATACTCCTGAGAATCCTATTCGTAGATTTATTATTAGTCCGCAGATTTTCAATCTGATCAAGAGTAGTTTGATGGATCCTGAGTTAGAAAATATGCCCACTGACTACGACCAAGGACTAGACTTTACTATTACTAAGACTAGTAAAGGCGGCTACGCTGACTACAGCACTAGCAAGTGGGCAAGACGCGAAACTGCACTATCAGCAGCAGATCGTGAAATACTTGAACGTTTTGGTTTGTTCAATCTTACAGATTTCTTGCCAAAGAAACCTGGTGATGTTGAACTACGTGTCATCAAAGAAATGTTTGAAGCCAGTGTAAATGGTGAGGAATATGACAATGCTCGTTGGGGGCAATATTACAAACCAGCTGGACTAACAGTGGCCCAAGACAATGCTCCAGTAGTCGAAACTGCACATGAAGAAGTTAAACCAGCTGCACCGGTAAAACTATCTGTGGTGTCCGACACTGAAGATGATGAATACGAAGCTACTGCTCCGGTTGTGACTCCTCCTAAAACAAGCAATCAACGTGCCGAAGATATTTTGGCCATGATTCGTAATCGTCAAAAGAAGTAATCAGCAATAGGACAAGGGGCGACTCTTGTCCATCTTAACCGGAGATACAAATGGCAAAATCGCCTAAAATTAACGAGAACTATTCTCTAAATTTCTCTAGTCGCGAAGACGGCACTGGAGACACAGTCATGGACTGTAATATTAATTTCGATAACCCACGCGATGATAGCACCATCATCCACAGACTGAATGCTTGGTTACAGGCCATTGGTAGGACCGAAATCGTAGTACAACCTCTAGAGCATCCAAAAGGACTAAAATAATGGCACAACGACCTTTTGATTTAAGTAAATTTCGCAAAAGCATAACTAAGAGCATCGAAGGCGTTAGCATTGGTTTTAACGACCCTACAGACTGGATTTCTACTGGAAATTACGCCTTAAACTACCTGATTTCGGGCAGTTTTGACAGGGGAGTACCTCTTGGTAAAGTTACTGTGTTTGCTGGAGAATCTGGTGCAGGTAAGAGTTTTATCTGTTCAGGGAATCTAATTAGACACGCACAGCAACAAGATATCTATCCAATACTGATTGACACAGAAAATGCCTTAGATGAAGACTGGCTCAAGGCACTAGGTGTGGACACCAGTGAGGGCAAGTTACTGAAATTAAATATGGCCATGATTGATGATGTGGCTAAAATGATTTCAGAGTTTGTTAAAGAATACAAGACTATTCCCGAAGAGTCAAGACCAAAGGTCATATTTGTGCTAGACAGTTTAGGCATGTTATTGACGCCCACTGATGTCAATCAGTTTGATGCCGGCGATCTTAAAGGTGACTTGGGTCGTAAACCCAAAGCACTAACCGCACTGGTTCGTAACTGTGTTAATATGTTTGGATCATTGAACATCGGTCTAGTGGCCACTAATCACACTTATGCCAGCCAAGATCCTTATAATCCTGATCCAAATATTTCTGGAGGGCAAGGGTTTATTTACGCAAGTTCTATTGTAGTGGCAATGAAAAAACTCAAGCTCAAAGAGGACGAGGACGGTAATAAAGTAAGCGAAGTTCGTGGTATTAGATCTGGTTGTAAAATTATGAAAACTAGATACTCAAAACCATTTGAAGATGTTGAACTTAGAATTCCTTATGACCAAGGTATGGATCCACTTAGTGGTTTATTTGACTTATTTGAGAAAAAACAAATCTTTGTCAAAGAAGGAAATAGATATGTTTATACCGATTTGGAAGGCGTAGTTCATAAATATTTCCGGAAAGAGTGGAATAGGAATACAGACGGAATTATGGATCGTGTTATGAGAGAATTTCATAAACGAGTCCCTGCCGTAGATATTTCAGCTACAGAGGAAATGGATGACAACTTACCAGAATAAACCTTATGGGTTTATATATAAAACCACGTTGCCCGATGGTAGATATTACATAGGGCAGCATAAGATTATAAGCCATAGCACCATGGATCAAACTTATTTTGGGTCTGGTGTTATAATCAGGGATTATATAAAATCCAAAGGAACTGCTGGTTTGGTTAGAGAAATACTAGAGTTTGGGCAAAGCCACCAAGAAATGAATCTACTTGAAACAAAATATATCACTGAAGAAATTCTCAATGATTCAAAAAACATAAATCTCGATTTTGGTGGAAGAAATATCTTTTCGAGACATAAAGCAGTCAATGCAAGAATTGGGAAAACTATTTCAAGACTAAGGCAAGAAAACCCAAAAAACTGGTCTACTAAGCGCGGTTCAAACAATAACAAATCTGTAAATTGGAAACTAATCGCACCAGATGGAGAAGAATTTGTTTTCTGCGGTGGCTTAAAAGAATTTTGTCTTAGTAAAGGAATTTCTGCTAATACAATAAAGAAGGCAATACGAGAGGGATGGATTCCACGGCTCGGCTCTTGTGCTGGTTGGCAGGCATTTAATTTAGATTTAAACATTGGTACAATCAGGGATACATTAAATTATGGTGAATCGAGATCTGGGATTAATAATCCCAGTCATAAGCAGTATAGGAAAAGAAATGAAGACTCGAGTCTGGACAGGGTTATGGCTGATTTCGTAGCTAATCCTCACCGGGTTAGTAAAGAGGAGCCTTCGGAACATCATACCGAAGACGGGCAGTGACAGACAAAATAAAAAATTTAGAAGATAAAATAGAAAGGCTAACTAGATATATCGAGTTGGTAGATAAAAATATTACTGAATTACGAGAAAAGTTAGAAACACGTACTGAAATAGATTCGGTAGAAAGACTTTTGAAACGTATATCCAGAATACTTAAGTCAAAGGAAAGATAACAATGACCATTGATTCAGAGGTTTTAGCAGAAGCATATTCAATTCTTAAACAGTATATTCCTCAAAGAGATCGTCAAGAAGCAGCAGATAATTTAATGAGTGCCATGGTAGACTATCTTAGTGATCAAGAACTACAAGAATTTGGACGCACCGACGCGGCTTTGGGTCGTGCCTTCAAAGAATACGCCGGCCCAGCCGAAGATGAATACGATGAAGACTATGACGAATAATGTGGTACAATCGTGTAGTAGAAAACATTGCCAACATACCCGATTTTATTTCGTACTATGAACACGAACTAGCTTCTGCAAAATTGGAATGTCAGATACGTGGCAGTGTAGAAAAAAGCATAAGTCAACTACCTGGCATAACCGAACACCGTTTTAATCAGTTGCAAGAGATTGAAGCTGTGCTTAACTATCTCAACATACAACTGCGTAAGATTAAACGAAAATGGTTTGTGAAGTATTTGGAAAACTACAATCGTGCTCTAAGCAGTCGCGACGCAGAAAAATATGTAGAAGGTGAAAGCGAAGTAGTTGACTACGAAGCAGTCATTAATGAGGTGGCCTTGATCCGTAATAAATACCTGGGAATACTCAAAGGTCTTGAGACTAAAGGATTTCAGCTAAATAACATTACGCGACTAAGAGTTGCCGGAATGGAAGAAATTAGTATATGATATTACCCTATGTCTATAAATTAACCAATAGAGAAACAAATGAATTTTATTTTGGATATAGATTTCAAAATGTGAAACTTGGGTTAAGATCGTTTGACGATATTGGCAAACGATATTTCACATCTTCAAAATATGTAAAGCATGATTTTACTAAATTTAACATTGAAGTAATAGCAGAATTTTTCAAAATTGACGATGCTTATGATTTTGAACAAACTCTGATAAAAGAGCATATAACCGACTCGTTATGCTTAAACAAGCACTATCAAAATTTTTCTGGTAGAAAATTTAAGCATAATGTTCCGCATTCTGAAGAATCTAAAAGGAGAATGCGTAAACCTCACGGCAAAATTAATAGAACCGCCCCAGGAAAACCTGCATGGAATAAAGGCCTCACACAAGAGTCTGACATCCGCATAAAACTTATGGCAGCAAAAAGAGCAGAAATAGGAAATCCTCAAAACATCGGTAAAACCTATTCATCAGACAGAATTGAAAAAATTCGAACAAAACTTTTAAACCGTGAAGTCTCAAAAGATCAAAGATTAAAGATGTCTGAAGCAAAAAAAAATAAAACGTGGGAGGAGATTTACGGTATAGAAGGAGCTGAATCTAAAAGACAGCAAAATTTGCCTAAAGGAAAAAACCATCATTACGCTAAAGCAATAATGACTCCTGATGGAAAATTTGATACAATCACTGAAGCAGTTAAATATTATAAAATAGCAGATCAAACAGTACGAAATAGATGCATTAGTAAAAAAACAAAATGGAATAATTGGTTCTATATAGGCAATTCAGTATGACCCAAGCAGTAACTAGAGCACAAGAATTATTAAATCTCTGGGACGCACTTAAAACAAGTCGTAGCTGTTGTCATGTGGTTGATATTCAACAACACAAAGATTACCTAAATGGCCTAGCTAATCAGATTAGACTAGGCCTTTATGCTGACTATATCCCAGATAGTCTAGAATTAGCCTGCAACGAATTTGAATTAGAATATTTCAAGGTAAAAGACAAATTATACAATGATCTAATAGATGGGCTACGTAATAAATAATAAATTATGCGTGAACTACTACAACTTTTTGAAAACGTTGACCATCGTGAAGTCGATGCTGTAAAAGCCGCTCTCGCTAGCAAGATCAAAACACTACCTCCTAGCGACGAAAGCATTAAAATACTAAGAGAAATTGAAGACCTGCTTAGACACGTACATGCTGGCGGTAAAATGGGCTATATCAATACAGAACTAGGTAGGATTCAGGACCCAACTGTATTAGCAGCTCAAAGACTAATAGCAAGATATGTTTTAAGTTTGAACATGACTCCGGACCAAAGAGAAGAGCTGTTTAAGCTTTGGCGTGAGGATAAATTAATAGATAGAGCAAAATTACTGAGTGGGAAAAAACTCCTAGTAGGAGAGATTGTTACCAGTTATGACACTAATCCTGCTATCAAAGAACTAGTAGATGACCTAATGGGTATAGCGTTCCTAGGGCAAGGTAAAGGCGAATTTGGACTAAGCGTTCTAAGTAAAAACATTAGTAAACAAGAAGGTAAAGGTGACCTACTTATTGATGGTAAAGACATTGAAGTCAAGACCACAGATGCAGGCGCAGCACGTTTTAGTGATCAAGAAGTCACAGTTGGACCGGGATATGAGCAAGCAGCTATTGACCTAAATAGTTTTTTAGGCGATCAGGGCTATGTTGTCAAGGGCAGTGGATTGAATTTACCAACAGCAGTTACAATTAGCCAGGGTCTCCCCCAAGATAAAAAACCTCAATACATTAAATTAGTACATGCGGTTATTAGTAAGATATTCCAAGATGAAAACGTCAAGCCTATAGTTGATGCTATACGTGATGGTAACTTGGCCATGACACTAAAACACTACGCAGAAACTAATTTCAATTACTATATCAATAAAAAGAAAGATGAGGGCGTACTCTATATTGGTCTAGACAAACAACCTCCGTTTTTTGTATTTTTTAGAACAGCCAAAGACCTAATAGACCAAGGATTAAGATTACATATCAGCACTGCCTACATAACCAATATTAAAGATGTACGTAGAATGGCTTATCCACAAACCGAAATTAAAGTCACCACAAGAACTGCTAGTGGAGAAAAATTACCAGGCCAAGAACCAGTGACTAAGCCAAGACCAGTACGAGTGCCTAACGTTGTAAGCGATAAACCAGTAGACATTAGACCGCCAGGAACACCTAGTCGTACTAGACAAAAACGAACGGATCCTGGTAGAGAAAAACGGTAATTTACTAGACAATCTATAAAAAATATGTTAGAATCAAGGTTCTAACAACCTTGAGGATCAATGATGTTTGAATCAATCGAAATTAGGCGTGCTGCTAATGGTTTCATTCTTGTTGTTACCACAGAAGATGAAACTCGTGAATTTGTATACGATACAAGTCGTAAAGCAATTAGAGTAATTAAAGAATACCTGGAAACTGAAAAGAAAGTTAAATGACAGCCACGGTAATCATTCCTACCACTGGCGCAGAAACTTTACGACAAGCTGTTGCCAGTGTAGTTGCACAAACTTACCCTAGTAAATGTTATGTAGTAATTGATGGATTGGCTAGTAATTCCCAGGCTTTAAACATTTTAAATGATTTCAAGCAGGATCAGAAAGTTGATATAGCACTATTACCTATCAATGTTGGTGCCAATGGATTCTATGGGCATAGGGTATATGCAGCATTTACTCATCTTGTTAATAGTGAATATGTATTGTATCTAGATCAAGATAATTGGCTTGAACCCGATCATGTTGAATCTTGTATAGATACTATAAAACAAAATAAGCTACAATGGACATATAGTCTACGTAACATTTACCAAGATAACAGTTATGTTTGCCAGGACAATTGTGAAAGTCTAGGTCGATATGCTAGTTATCACGGTATTAATCATATTGATACCAGTGCTTACTGTGTTCGAAGAGAACTTGTATTACAATTTGCCAGTGTTTGGCATGGTGGTTGGGGGCAGGACAGAGTATGGTATGATGTACTTAAGAATATGTTACCTGACTATGATTGTACCGGTAAATACACATTGAATTACCGAGTAGCCGGAAATGCAGGATCAGTCACTGCTGATTTTTTTCTAAACGGTAATCGTATTCAAGAACAACGTTATCAAGGTAAATTTCCATGGCAAAAAACTTAATCATTGGAGCATATAGCGGCTACGAATACAATCAATTACGGCCCTGGATCCTATCTATAGAACAAGCAGGTATTCAAGCTGATAGATTACTCATAGTAGGTAACACATCAGAATCTACAGTAGATAAATTAAAAGAACATGGGTTTATGATTGGCAGGATGGAATTAAATGGCCTACCTCCACATATACCTAGGTGGTTATACGTATATGATTATCTAGCAGATAATTGGCAAAATTATGATTACGCTATAATGACAGATCTTAAAGATGTTTATTTTCAACGTGATCCGTTTGAATGGCTAGAGCGTAACCTAGGTGACAAGAAAATTGTTACAGGATCGGAATGCCTATTGTATAAACATGAAGCCTGGGGCAATCAAAACCTACGTGATACATTTGATGACTATATTCACTACAGATTTCATGAACGTGAGATATTCAACGTAGGAATATTAGGTGGCAGGCCGGATTATCTAAAAGACTTGTTCTTACAAAATTATGTATTAGCACTACGTGAACCACGTGCTCTTGACCAAGGTACATTTAATTTCCTTGTTCATACTCATCCCTGGAGTGATGTAACCTACTTTGCTAAACAGTGGGAAGGCTGGGCCTGTCAAGCAGGAACAGTGGCCGATCCTAGGAAAATGGCAGATTTTAGACCAAACTTATTAGAACCTGAGCCAGAGTTTCGTGATGGCGTAGTCTATACCAGTAAAGGTGAACCTTTTTATATTGTGCATCAGTATGACCGTGTACCAGCCTGGGCAGAACATGTAAAGAAAACTTATCAATGACAAACTTGTTAATCACTGGTGGTGCTGGATTTGTTGGGCACCATGTCATAGACTATTTTTTACGTACAACTGATTATAATATCATTAGTCTAGATAGACTAGATTTTTCAGGAAACCTAAACAGGATACAAAGAGTAGTCACTGCTGCTACACAGTCTAGAGTGCGAGTAGTTTTTCATGACCTTAGAGCAGAATTAAATTCCTATGTGCGTGACCAGATTGGTAGGGTTGATTATATCCTACACATTGCAGCAGCATCTCATGTAACACGTTCTATTCAGTTTCCGTTAGAATTTGTTAATTCTAACATAATTGGTACTGCTAACCTATTAGAGTATGCTAGGTCTTTGCCTAATCTAAAAAGATATATACAATTCAGCACAGACGAAGTATTTGGCCCAGCAGTAGATGATCAACCATTTAGGGAATACGATAGATATAATTCCTGTAATCCCTACTCGGCAAGTAAGGCCGGTGCCGAAGAACTGTGTGTAGCATATCAAAATACCTATGCAGTGCCAATCTATATTACACATACCATGAACATATATGGTGAGCGGCAGAATCCAGAAAAGTATATTCCCA